TTGGTGTTGCGCCACATATCATCCAGGCCACCATTGAAGAAATCAAAAATGCTATTGGCAAATGTCGATTGAATATTGCGCCCTGCCTGGATCCATAACTGATCCATTTCTGAAACAACGGCTCTATTTACATTGCCTGTATCATTCAGCTCATTCTGCAGCTGCTCTAATTTACGGTTGTAAATCTCTATGGACAGATATGGCTTAGAATCCTCAAGAATAGCAAGTTCCTGGTTGTATCGTCCCTGCTTGGTAGCTACGCTGGCTGTGATATCAGCAGCTCGCTTTAATTGAGTTTCGTGACGTTTGAGTTTCTCGTACTCAATGTCTCGCGCATTTACTACGTCTTTTGCATACTGCTTGAGCTTGTATATTTCAATGTCAAACGCTTTGGATTGCTTTTCGATTGAACGAGTGGTTGCGTCAACAGCGGCAGGGATTTTGACTTGAAAGTCTATGGCTTTTTTGGTACCGCCGTTGTCAATTGCTTGCGCTATTTGCTGTTCACCGTTCAGAACGGTATCTACGAACTTATCGTATTCTGCACGAAATTTAATGTTGTCTTCAGCCAGAGCCTGGCCAATGAATTTTGCGCCAGCAAAATCCCTACTTGCTAATGCAGCCAATTGCGCAGCACGAGCTCCAATCTCCCTCCCCATTCCACGGAAAGTGTCAACAACCGTAAAACCTGCGATGGCCAATCCTTTTAATGTAGCGCTTGCCGCAGTGCTGACGACAGAAAATGAATTAATCTGTCCCGTGGAATTATTAACCGCCGAAGCAATATTATTCAAAGTGGGCAGAAGATCGACCGCCAGAGAGGTAAAGAATCCGGTCACTCTGGCTTTACCCAAAGCCAGCTGATCATTAAATAGCGCAGCCTGGGTAGCGTTTGCCTGCGTCACTGAAGTGACGTGATCCACACCTTGCGCCAAATTGTTAAGCATCGGCAATAATTCAGCACCGCTTTTGCCGAACAATGCTTGTGCTACGGCCGTCTTCCTGGTTCCATCTTCATATTGCTGCAGCGATCGTGCTACATCGATGTATACATCCGCAGCCGTTCTCAACTCACCATTGCTGTCACGGGCCGATACGCCGATGGCATTCAGGGCGCGAATGGCATTGGATGTAGGATCATCGATCTCAGACAGACCTTTTGCCAATCGGGTGATACCCTGATCTATGGGACCGAATGCATCACCGAAATTACGCGCAACCTGCTCAATGCGTGATAAATCCTCAATGCTTGATCCGGTTTTCTGCGCAGCATCATCCAGACTGTTGAGAATATTGATAGATTCCGTGATGCGCGAGAATGCCGAATTCAACCCAACCACCGAAACTATTGCCCCGGCTACATTCCCCGCAACATTTCCCAGGAATTCTTTTGCGCTATTGCCCGCCTTGTCGAATGAAGTCTGAGCATTCTTGGCGAACTTGAGCGCTTCCTGGCTGGATTTATCTAGCCCTTGAGTGTACTCCGCATATTCAAGCGCAAGTTTTACAACCAGGCTACCCAATGCAGACATTATTGTTTCTCCCGAAAAACATCCAGCGCCGCTGATTCCATCATGCGCACATCCATAAACAGCGATGCGCGTTTTTTCTTTTTCACAGATGTCATTTTCATAGTGGATTCAAGCGAACCATAATTGATGCCGATAGGTTGGCCGGTCGGGCTGATACTCCACTGCGTACCCATTGCCAAAAACAACAGGACGGACTCCCAGTTTTCCTGCCAAACTTCGCAGTCGTCTGAATCCTGCCCGCTGTAATTGCGCACAGCTGCTTCAATAACTGCTTGCGGCGCGTTGACTGCAACCAAGCCATCGATAACATTTTGATCGATGCTTGGATTATCTTGACGGTCACCCGCCCAATAGCGGGCAACCGCTTCTAGTTTTTTTCGCGCGCCTTAACGACTGAATTCCAAAATGCTATTGATAAGCCATGCAAGGCTTCCGGGATACGAATCAGCGCTTCCAGGTTGTCATCGTTAAATTCAACCGGCTGATTATCGTCAGCAAGGAATTCCTCCCATCCGGACAATTTTTTGCGCATCAAATCCTGCTGCGGCAATTTGCGCAGCTCATCCAGTTCGTCGACATCGGTACGCAGAAAAGATGCCTTAAATTTGGAATGATCATGCCCGCACTTTTCGTTCGGAGTGTAAACATCCACTTGCGCGGTGAAGGTTGGTTTCTTGGTTATTTTGAATGCCATGGCTATTCCTTAAAATTATGTCAATGCGATCGACAATTCGTCGTTTCCGGTATCGGGCAGGAATTGCAGCCCAAGATTGAGCATGACCACCCCATCCTTATCCTGGTATTGCGGGTTGATCAGCTGCACTTTTGGTGCTGAGATAGTGAACGTCTTACCCGCTCCGCTGCCATGCGCCATGGATATGGCTGCAAGCGTGCCATCGCGCACGGTGTTATGCCACGCTTTGGTGGCAACAGATGTCATCGGAATTGAGATGCTTCCGGTTGCGCGTCGATCGGTGATCAGCACTTCTTCCAGCGTCGGCATGTTGCGATACACCACCGTATTACCCAGGTCGATTGAGAACAGATCGAAAGGATTGGATGCGCCATGCAGCGTGAATGCGGTAGTGTTGACTTTATTCACAGCCTGCGGCGCCAGGAATGCGGAGTAATCGGAATCGGTCGGCAAGGTGACATCGGTGGTTGAAGAATACAATCCTGTAAGCTTGACGCTGACCATAGGTATTCCACGGGAATTAAGCGTGAATGTGGCGGTTCCCATGCAACCAATCATCTTGTGCAGAATTCCATCCAGGTAGTAATAAATGGATACTGATTTGAATCCGGTTGATATCGGCTCGTAGGTGACGCTGGTACCAGCAACAATCGTTTCACCGAATCCGCAGGCTTTAAGCAATGCCGCCCAACCTGGAACCACCCCGGCCGCAGAGGCTCCTGCCAATTCAAATTCAACGGTCACCTCCGAATGTGCGGAAACCTGCACGCTGCCAGAAGAACCCAGGTATGGTTTTACGTTATCTCGTTCCGCAAACTCAGCAACCACCGGTTGCACATCGGATACTTTTGCCAGGATCGAGTTTGACGCTGATGTAGGTACACTATCGACACCGTTAGTGGTTTCTTCCTTTACAGCCAAAACCACGTTACGCATTAGCTTTGCCATGTTTGCTCCTTATGTAGTCGTTCGGATTCTGAAATTTTGAAAATAGGCATACACCCCCGGCAATTCTTCGAAAGACGCATCGCCGCTTTCTTCCTCGGTGATGAAGCCGGTAATGGCTTCCATTTCTGTTTGTATGGATGTCTTGAAAGTTGATAATTCTGTTTTGGTATATGCGAACGTGACGACCGTAATCACGTGCTGCGTGTAGCCTCCACCTAACACCCAGTCTGATTCCGGCGTGCTTTCTATTTCAAATGCGATGGCCGGGAAAGTGGGATCCGGCGGCAATTCGACCGCCCAGCAGTTCGCCAGCACAGCGGTCAAAGCTGTGTTGACGGTGGTTCCGATGGTCATGGGTTATTGTATTTAGCCAGGTCTTTAACTAGCCGATCTTCCATTGCGGTGATGGCTTCTTGTTTTTTGTTCTCAAGCGCGGGCGCTAAAAATGGATTCGGCTCTACAAAACTGGTTGCTGCTCTGCGTCTTCCCGTAATAGAGTCATGAGAGAATTTCCTTGTCCGGATTACTTTCTTTCCATTCCTGAGCGTTGTCACATAAGTTGTGACGCCCGCGCGCATGTCGCCTGCTGATCTTGCAACTACCTTATGGCCAAGCTCAACAAATCTATAATAGAATGGGTTGTTTAAATATCTGACGCCCAGACGTCCTTTCTGCCTTTCGTAGACTTCTTTTCGCGCTCTCTTGCCCAAAGCTTTGCCATGCCTGACACCCAGATGATATTGAGCAACACCTAGCGGTACTCTGGATTCTCGTTTTATGGCAATATTGCGGATCATATCTCCGGATACTTTTAAACCCTTACTCAACGCAATTCTTTTTGCTTCACGCTTCAAAACGGTTCCTGCAGACGCAACCATTCTGGCCGACGTTCTGCGTTTCATGTCTTCAGTGAGGTTATTAATCCGCCGGTTAATTTCTCCAATTCCCAGAATCTCAGTCTTACCGGCCATGATTCCCCCCCGTATCACAAGTAATAATCAAATATTCATTGGCTTCCATGAAGTTATTCACATACCGGATGTTGTAGTGTTTGCCGTTATGAACAATGCGCATTTCATTACCCACGTCATCAAGATAGTAAATAGTAAATTCCGTGCGTGCATCCAGCACTTGACCGCCTTGCCGAGTGGATGAGCGTTCATTTCCTGAGAGATTGTTCTTCTTCGCCCAAATATCCGTCGCGAAATCGTTCCAACTATCAACCATGCCGCCCTCAGAATCTTTGGTCGTAACCCTATGCTGGATGGTGATCAGTTGGTTAAGTTGTCCCGCGCCTGGAGATGGCATGTTATAAACTGTAAATCCTGTATGCGTTCAGCAAATTGTCAACATAATCAAGCTTGCTACCCGGGCCATTCGTGCTTATAGACTCTCGATTCTTAAACCAATGGCCGATTTGCAGCTTCATCCATTGTTTGAGCGTTTTCGGCACAGCATCCGAGGTGGCGTAACCTGCAACGTAAAGGATGCGGACATTATTGATACCGTTATATATTTGCGGCCATGACTTGTTCGGCGCAATCACCACGCGCGCCATTGAGTCGCTGGCGTTATCCAGCACATAGTGTGTATTCACCAAGGTTTGCTCAGCGCCATTCTCATCTGTATATTTAACGCTGGTGATGTTTACAGCCGGAACATGCTGCAGGCGCATCTCATTCGCGAAACAATGCAGTGACAATTCCCACGTCTGCGGCAACAATGCCCGCCCCGTTTCCTTCTCGCACAGATCACGTGCACATTCAATAAGAAACTGAATCAACCCGTCCTCCGCATTGTTTGTCCAGCGCAAATGCGCTTTAGCTTCTGCGAGAGTTAGAGGCTCTATGACCGGGGCGGTAATTAGTTTTTCAGGCATGAGTGATTATTTTGCGAGATGCTTTTTGATCACAGGATTTTTTAACGCCAGGCAGTAATCCACCGCTATTTGACTTGCATCAACGGACGATCCTAAGCTTTTAATCAAATTAGGATCCGCTTCTATAATGTTGTCAGATTCAAAAAGCACACCGTCAAGAGTGAATCCACCCAAAACACGGGCGCGTTGGATAGCACCTGTTTGCTGTTTTTTATTTGTCATCTTGGTTTTGTGGTGCAGCATCAGCAGGTTTTGAGCCAATGGCGGTAAACGAAGAATTTTCGAACGCAATGATTTTCTGCCCGGAAGCCAATTCTCCACTTTCACCATTTTTATGCTTGAACGTTATTGATTCAACTTTAGTCGGCTCAATACCCGCCAGCTCAGCAATCTTTTCCCGTCCTAATTTGCATGATGTACGATTAAGTGACTTGCCAAGCTCGCGTTTATTTCCATTCACCGTAATTTTCATTTCATCACCTAAAATAAAATAAGAATAATTTTATGTTCCGTTCATGGCGGCCATTGCTACCATGAACGTCCATGTGAAATTAAACAGGCGGATTAGGGGTTGGTATGTTTGCTGGTTTGCCAAGGATGGCCACGGCTGACAATAGAGCGGCACTGGCATTAGCTACAGGGGTTATGGTCAAACGTGTATAACGTTTGTTGCCTATGTAACCAAGCTTGCGACATTCGTTGTCGTCATCGAACTGAAACGCTGCCAGAACTTCCGTCCCAAGCAAGTATTTATCATCTACCGCATTAGCTCCCGACATTCCGGAATCATCACTTTCTTCCAGCAACACGGTAAATGTCGCATCGGCATCACCTAATGAACCGGTAGCAATCACATATTCCAAGGTATCGAATCCCTGACGATCAATTATTTGGCCAACTTGTGCGGTTGTGTCGGCCACAGATACCGGGCTGATTACGCGCTTTACATCAATATTGTTATGTCCATCACGCATTATGTGTCTCCTAAATAAAAAACCCGCCGAAGCGGGTTTTATGGATATCTACAATTTACAAATCAATCTGTTAACTTTCTGCGAATTTCATTAATTTTATCGCTTCAAAGTTTTTGATGCCGCCCCCTACGCGCTTGCGGAAATTGAATTTCGTAGTTCCCTTGGTGGTCAGATTGTCACGGATCAGGGTGATGCCTTTGCGGTCCACAATCCGGTAAGCACGTTTGAAATTCGCGTAAGCAATCGAGTAAGAATTGGCTTCAATCACCGGCATGTTGTCATCGATCACCACCGGCGCGCCTAATACTAGGCCGGCGAATTGTCCTGTAGGATCAAGCTGAAACAGATAAAAATGTCCAGTTCCATCTTTGATCTGACGCACTTTTGCCAGACTGGTATC